AACAGATCAATATGATAATATAATGGATGTTTATTTTGGATTTTCATCTGTAAAAGAGCAGCTGCATGAAGCAGAATACAAGGGTAGAAAAGTAAAATTAGGAAAACCATTCAGAACTCCAGGGGGCCCCAAGAAATTTGCAGTATATGTAAAGAACCCAAAAGGAAATATTGTAAAGGTTAATTTTGGTCATAAAGGAGAAGGTGGTCAAAAGACCATGAGAATTAAGAAAAGCAATCCAGAACGCAGAGCTGCATTTAGAGCGCGTCATAATTGCGATACACCAGGACCAAGACATAAAGCTAGATATTGGTCATGCAGATTTGGATGGCCAAGAAGTGGTAAAGGAGCCATAGATAAGACATAATGGCTGCTACATGGACGGTTTTTCAAAAACGGTTGGAAACCATATTCAAACTTAGACTGGTTCAAAATTTTGATCAGTTTGCAGATGAGTTTACATCTGCGTTTTCAACATCTACGTTAGGTCTTGCTGCAACTCCATTCGGGAATACGTTATTGAGTGGAAACTATCCTCTTATTAGATTTGGTATAAAAACATTTTTAGATTTTAATTTTAATGTTAATATAGTATTACCAAAAATCGAAGCATCACTACAAAGTTTAGAGTCATTAACAAATGAAGAAGCTGTTATATATGAGTTGATAATAATAACAAGTACATCTGAAAGACGAAATGTATATATCGGAGTTCCAGTTGAAACAAAAACAAATCGGCTAGGAACTGGGGAAAATGAAAATGTTTTAGCACTACCAAGCGGCATCCACCCTATATTAAAGCAAATCTTATCTCCATATATAAATGACTTTAATAAAAAACTAAAAAACCTAAACCCAGATGTACAGCAAACTATACTAGATTTACAAGATTCATTGCAAAAACTTCAAGATTTTATTAGAAGTATAGACTTGAGTAAAATTGCATATCTATTTCTAGAATCAGTATTCATTATATTTTGGTTAACTGCGCAATACACTCCGTTTCCACCAGCACCACCAACCGTAGCGCCTTTAATAGGAGTAACAACACTAATTCCAGGTGTTCCGGGAATATTATCTGCTGGATTTAAAGTAGGCTTTACATGTAGAGAATCTGCAAAAGCGGCAGAGTTAATAACAAATGCAATTCAAGCCCATGCAAAAACTATAACAGGAACTTATTCTGGGCTTATTGTTACACCAACTGGTACTATACCAAGCCCGCCTATACCATGGATTAGTATAATTTAATTCAATACGTATATATTTATTTAAAAAACAAGGTATATTAAAATGAATATTATAGACGAAATATTTTTTCTTGAAGATATTAGAACCATGACTATCGTAGAAGGTGGTTTAAAAAAATGGTTTAAAGAAAAATGGGTTGATATTTCAAGAAAAAATAAAAAAGGTGGTCATCCACCGTGTGGTGCATCCGCAGGTAAAAAAGAAAGAAAAGGCGGAAAACGTGCATATCCTAAATGCGTACCAGCAGCAAAGGCAGCAAGAATGTCATCGAAACAAAAAAAGAGTGCTGTTGTTAGAAAGAGAAAATATGGCGCAACTAAAAAAGGTAGTGCAAAAAACGTATCAACATTTAGTAAATAATTTATGAAAAATATATTCAAGATAATACTGTATGTTTCTATTTTTGCTGGGTTTTGTGGTATTTTTATGTTATATTTAAATACTGAAAGTGCAGTAAATGAGAAGATACGAATTGCGGATTCATTAAGAGTGGAAGTAAACAAATACCATAAGCAATATGATAGTTTATTGATAATTGCAAACAGGATAGATTCTGCTTTGGCAAATCAAGAAGACCGTGTAAAGATAGTAAAAAAATCTTTTATTGTTTATAAAACACCACCGATAAATAATACCGATACAGCAGTAAAATTCCTGCAAGATTTTATAAAGGAATAAAAATGAAAATTTTGATAGTATTGATGGGGATAATGTTAATATCTACTGCGCAAACAAAAGCGCAGTCTGATTCAGTTGTTTGCTTACCAAAACGTGATATACTTACATTAGCAAATAAAATACAGTTACTAAAAGATTCATTGGTATATAAAGGCCATGTTATAAATGCGCAAGATACCCTAATTAATATACATAATGAGCGTTCTCTGGTATATAAAAGTCAATTAGAAAATCGTCAGAATGCTATAAATGCATTAGAAAATGAAAATAAACATTTAAGAGAAGCTGTTGATTTATTGATGCCAAAATGGTACGATAATAAATGGCTATGGTTTGGTGGTGGGGTTATTACCTCAATTATAGCAGTTATACTTGTCAATTAATATAAAGTAAACAAATGTCTTCAAAAAATGTAAAACAGCTTGTATTAGAAGAGTATTCAAAGTGCGCCAGAGATCCAGTGTACTTTATGAAGAAGTACTGCCAAATTCAGCACCCGCAGCGTGGTAAAATCTTATTTCATCTGTATCCATTTCAAGAACAAGCTTTGCATGAAATAGCAGAGCATGATTATAATATTATCCTAAAGTCAAGACAGTTGGGAATTTCAACGCTAACAGCTGGTTATGCATTATGGTTGATGATATTCAATTCTGATAAGAATGTTCTGGTAATTGCAACTAAACAAGAAGTTGCTAAGAATCTTGTTTTAAAAGTAAGAACAATGCATGAGTTATTGCCGTCTTGGTTGAAAAATCAATGCATTGAAGATAACAAATTATCACTAAGATTTAAAAATGGATCACAGATAAAAGCCGTTTCTGCTGCTTCGGATGCTGGGCGTTCTGAGTCTCTTTCATTGCTTATCATTGATGAGGCTGCATTCATTGACTATATTGATGAAATCTGGGCATCTGCACAACAAACGCTTGCAAACGGTGGACGTGCTATTATATTGTCAACGCCAAATGGTACTGGTAATTTTTTTCACAAAACATGGGTTGGTGCAGAAACCAAGGAAAACGGATTCAATACAATTTTGCTCCCATGGACAGTACACCCAGAGCGAGACCAATCATGGAGAGATAAACAAACACAACTTCTCGGTGAAAAAATGGCAGCACAAGAATGTGATTGCGATTTTATATCATCTGGTCACACTGTTGTTGATGGTCAAATCATAAAATGGTATGAAGATACCTATATACAGGAGCCGTTAGAAAAACGAGGAATAGATGGAAATCTATGGATTTGGCAATACCCAGACCCAACTAAGTCATATGTTGTAATAGCTGACGTTGCACGGGGTGATGGCAGAGACTATTCTGCATTCCATGTAATGGATATTGAAAATGTTGAACAAGTTGCAGAATATAAAGGTAAGATTGATACTAAATCATATGGAAATTTTTTAGTATCAATTGCTACCGAATATAACGATGCACTTTTAATTATAGAAAATGCAAATATAGGATGGGCAGCAATTCAGCAAGCTATCGATCGTAATTATTCTAATTTATATTATTCATATAAAGAAGAGGGGTACACCGATATACATATACAGCTTGCAAAGGGATATGATTTAAAGGATAGATCTCAAATGGTTCCCGGATTTACAATGTCAAGTAGAATTAGACCATTGATAATATCAAAACTAGAAACATATTTCAGAGAAAGACTACCAATTATTCGATCAAAACGATTAATTGAAGAATTGTTTGTATTTATATGGAACGGGTCACGTGCAGAAGCATTGTCTGGATATAATGATGACTTAGTAATGTCAATGGGAATCGCACTATGGACGCGTGATGCCGCTATAAAATTAAAGACAGAAGGAATTGAATTGACTAGAAACACATTATCCAATATTCAAAGACCACGTACTGTTTATATGAATGGAAACGCTACAAGTCAGAATCAATGGAAAATGACTTTAAATGATAAAGACTCAGAAGATTTAAAATGGCTATTATAAAGGTGTATTATGGCAATATTTGACAGATTAAAAAAACTATTTAGCACTACAATTATTTTAAAAAATGCAGATGGCAAAATAAAAGTTGCTGATACTGGGCACTACCAAGCACAAGGTAACCCGTATCAGACAAAAGTTATAGATCGTTATGGCAGATTGCATGGCACACGAGGATCAAACGTAAACCCATACCATCAGTACAATGGATTTAGTGCTGCTAGATTAGATTTGTACACTGATTATGAAGCAATGGATGAAGATGCAATTATATCTTCTGCGCTTGATATATATGCAGATGAAGCAACAACAAAAGCTGAAAATGGTCAGATACTATTAATAAAATCAGAAAATGATAATATTAGAAAAATCTTGACAAATCTTTTTTATGATGTTCTCAATATACAATACAATATATGGCCATGGACACGAAACTTGGTTAAATATGGTGATTTTTATTTACGCTTAGATATAAGAGATGAGCTCGGTATTATAAATGTATTCCCTCTTTCTGCGTATGAAGTTACACGAGAAGATGGCGCTGATCCAAATAATATGTTTGATACAAAATTTATTTATGAAGGTGCGCTAGGAAAAGCTAAATTTGAAAATTTTGAAATAGCACACTTTAGATTATTGTCTGATACAAATTTCCTTCCCTACGGGCGTTCTATCTTGGAAGGTGCACGAAAACTGTTTAAGCAAATAACTCTGATGGAAGATGCTATGATGATCCATCGAGTAATGCGAGCCCCAGAAAAAAGAATATTCAAATTAGACATTGGAAACATACCACCTGCAGAAGTTGATCAATATATGCAGGCTGTTATGAATCAGATGAAAAAAACACCATTTATTGATGAAAAAACGGGAAATTATAATCTAAGGTATAATATGCAAAATATCCTAGAAGATTTTTATTTGCCGGTTCGTGGTCAGAATAATGGCACTGATATTACTACATTAAATGGACTGCAGTATCAGGCGATTGAGGACTTGGAATATTTGCGTAGCAAATTATTTGCAGCATTAAAAATACCAAAAGCGTTCTTAGGATATGATGATACAGTTGAAGGCAAGGCAACTCTTGCTGCAGAAGACATTAGATTTGCAAGAACAATTGAGCGAGTTCAGCGTATAATCGAAAGCGAACTAACAAAGATTGCAATTATACATTTGTATGCACAAGGATTTAAAGAAAGTGATTTGATTGATTTCTCGCTAGAATTAACTTCACCGTCTATTATTTATGAGCAAGAGAAAATAAACTTGCTTAAGCAAAAGGTTGAATTATTTACTGCTGCAACTGACAACAAGGCTCTATCTAAATGGTTTATATATAAGAATATATTTAATATGAGCGAAGAAGAGGCGAATGAGCAGATTAACAACATATTAGAAGATTCTAAATTTAAATTTAGAACAGCACAAATTGAAACAGAAGGTAATGATCCAGTTGTGACAAAACAATCATATGGAACACCGCACGATATAGCAAGTATGGAAGTCCCAACGCCTGGGGTTGAACCAGGAAGACCTAAAGAAAATAAATCAACATACAAAACAGATGATCATTATTTAGGCAGGGATCCGTTGGGTAAAGATGCTAATTCTGATTATAAACTAGATAAAAAAATCAAGCATAATTTTAAGAACAATAGTGCTTTAAGCAATGAAAACTCCCTTGCTAATTCATATGTGCCGTATATAACATCTGTAAAAATTAAATCTAACGATGTTATATCAAAATCTCTTCTTGGTGAGAGTAAACAAACAGATAGTAATACAATAGATGAAATAAATGATTCTAGTTTTTTAAGTGAAAAAAATATAATAAATACTAATTAATTATATAATTAGTACATATTTATATATAATAGAAACCATAATATTAC